ATATTCGTGTATCAATACAAAATTATGATGAAGATGAACAGGTCGTAAGGAAAGCTTACGACCTACGTGGATGCGAACAAGACACTATATTTTTAACAAGTAGAGGAGTTTATCGTTTACTTTATAACAGTAAAAAAGAAATAGCAAAGAAATTCCGTAAATGGGCTGGATCTATACTTGATGATATTATTTTTAATCAATCAAAAGAGTTACAACGTCAATTAGAAGAACAAAAAACATTAGTGCAAGAAAAAGAGAAATTACTTTTAGAACAAAATGAAGAAATAAACAAATACAAAGAAAAAATTTATGAAGAAGTTGAAAAAAGAGGATTTGTGTATGTTGTAAAAACTGATAGTTATACTTTTTATAAAGTAGGTAGAACAAAAGATTTTGTATTGAAAAGAGTAAAAGGACTTCAGACTGCAAATGAAGTTGACATTCAAATATTATTAAAATTTCCAACTAGTAATCCTAATTTATTAGAAAGTTGCGTTCATTATATTCTTGATAGATATAGAAGTAATTCAGGTAGAGAATTTTTTGATTGTGATTTTGAATATATAAAAAAAATTATAGAAATATGCGGGAATACAATAGATACATTAAAATCAACTTATCAAAATATTTTTAATTCAGGATTTATTAACAACATTGATAAAGAAATTTTTATAAATATAGACAAGTTTTCTAGCTTGCAGAATAAAGTAGAAGATCAAGAACTTTTAAAAGGTACCTCTACCGTCTTCGATGTTAATCGGCAAGGTAGTCATTTTTACCAATGGTTGGATAAAAACATAATTTTACAAAAGGGTAGTGTTTTGCGTTTAAAAGATGTAGTAACATTATATACAGGTGGAAAATTACATCCTAAAGCAGCAAGTATTTTACGATTAGAATTAGAAATGTATATTAAAAATAAATATACATCTATAAAAAATAAATATTCTGATTCAAGTTTTAATGGTGAACGTTATAAAGGATGGTTAAATGTTTCATTGTCTAATTTTCCATAATCACGAATGTAATTTATATCGTGTCTTGACATGCTAATTATCAAATTTAAAGGCATTCCATTAAAACTACGTAATGCATTACGACGAGCCAATTCAATTTTGATTTCTTGTATTTGGTTTTCAGAAAAATTCAAATCTGTGCACACTTTTTCGAGATAATTTTGGAGATCTTTTTCTAATCCAATCATATTTTATATGTTTAAATAAATAAAATTAATTAACTAAACTTGCAAATGTTTTTCTACCTTTAACGAAGATGTCGTTAGACGGCAAAGGTACCTTCGTTAGACGGCAAGGTACCTTCGATAGACGGCAAGGTATTGCGGTGTTTTGAGGTGTATTGAGGTGTTTTGCGGGTTTTACAGCATAAAATACTATAAAACACCTCAATACATCAAATATCTAAAAATAAAAAAAGCTGGATTATATACAAAACATCAAAATTTTTACGGGTTTTTGCGGGAAAACTGGTTGTGATTGCGGTTTTTGCGGGTAGAAAATGACCTTACGTACCTTAATTACAGTAACTTTTTTTTATATTGTATATATAATGCACATTTAATGTATTTTCATATAAAAACATCAAAGTATATTGATAGAAAAAGATCTAATTTATACATGTTTTTGTTGTCTATTAATAAGAATACTAAAATAAAAGATGAATCGGATTTAGAAAAAAAAATAGAATTATGGTCTAATTATAAAAACCATTTTAAAAAATTAAGAAATAAAATAAAGATGGAAATAATCAAAGACAAAAATGACTTTGTTATATATAGAGAAATATATACAAATTCATGGTTTTTAAAATGTAAAAATATAATTTCATTCTATATTAATAAAAACAAATTAGATGATATAAATGATACATTAGATGAAATAAGAGACATGCACAAATATACATTTTCAATATACGAAACAAATTATCATTATATATTTTTCTGTACCTCTCATTACTCGTATGAAATTGACAATTTTTTAAAAAGAATCTTGTTAGATTATTCTGATAAAAGAGTATTGATAATGCATTTAAATAGCAATATGGATAACATTTGTTCTTTTGTTTTCTTAAACAATTATTTATTTGATGAAAATAAAAATATAAAGAAAATTTCGTTAAAGGTACCTTGTCATCAAGTAAATGAAAATAAAAACATCATAAACATGGTAAATATTATTATAGAATATATAATAGTATCTAAAAATTTGCCAAGACATTGCTTTCCTATAAATTAAAATTAAAAAAAGTGATTTTTGATTAAAATTATATAGATCGTCTTATATATGTATTCCATTCGTCACTAAGACCTGTATAAGCATCATCTTTTATGATATTTTTTAGAAAACATGTTTTGCCATTAAATGCAAAATTTCCACAATTCTTGTTATTTTCGCATTTTTCAGCACATTGATTAATATCTGTTGTATTAAATGTTTCATAATCGTAACCAGGAGCATATCTTCCACGTTTTACAGTAAAATTATCTAAAATTGATGTTTTTCTAAATACAAAAAAATATACAACTATTAGTAATACTATTCCTCCCACCACCATCATAATTATTTGTTGATTATCCATTTTACTATTATTGTTATATATTACATTTAGATTTTTTTTTATATATATTAAAAAGTATTACTTTCGTACAGTTTCATAATGATCATTAAAATATTTTACAGTTTCACTTAAACCCGCATTTAATGGTGTAAAAGTGATATCTTTTATATATTTTTTGATTTCGTCATCGTTTGTTGTTTTTTTATGTTGTCCATCTGAATAAGAAGAGTTGTATATAATATTTGTTGTATCAAACTCGAAAATGTTACAAATAGTTTCTACTACATCTTGGATAGAAATTTCTTCATTTTCAGGAGGGCTGACAATAACAGAAACTTCATTTTCGTCAATTTCTAATTCTATAAATTTAATAATAACAAGAGCTAAATCATCAGCATATAAAAATTGTCTAACAGCACTTCCGGTACCATAAACTTCTAATGGTCCTTTATTTTTTTTAGCATTGTATACTTTATGGATCAAACTGGGTATGGCATGTGAAGCTTGTAAATTATAGTTGTCATTTTCTCCATATAAATTAGTTGGAGTTATATTAATGACTTTAAACTCTTTATTTTTCTGTGAAAGTAAATGAGAAGCTAAATGAAGTATTCTTTTAGAATACGCATATCCAATATTAGATTCATGGGGTAATCCATTGTGTAATTGGTCACTTGTTAAAGGATAATCTATATTATCTTTTGGAAAAATACAAGTTGATAAAATATTAATCAAACGATTTACATTATATTTTTCACAACAATTAAGGATATTTAAATGTATCTTTGTATTATCCATTAAATAAGTATAATTGTTGTTCATATTTTGATATACTCCACCTACACAACTAGCTAAATGAATAACAATATGGGGTTTAAAACTATCAAATATATAATCCACTTTCGATTGTTCCCTTAAATCACCATCTTTACTTGATAAAAACCGAAAAAGATGATCTTTCCAACTGTTACCATTACCGTTTATATAATTTTCATTTAAATTTTCTTTTTTTATCATTTTTTGTAATGATGTACCTAACATACCATATGCTCCAGTTACTAAGATTCTCATTTGATATTACTCTAAAAATATTTTTTATTTTTAAACTAACAATGTTAAAGGTTATTTTTTAGCTTTTAAATTTTTTGGTAAAGCTTTTAAATTTTTTGGTAAAGCTTTTAAATTTTTTGGTAAAGCTTTTAAATTTTTTGGTAAAGCTTTTAAATTTTTTGGTAAAGCTTTTAAATTTTTTGGTAAAGCTTTTTCTTAAAAAGCTTAAAGCTTAAAGCTTATTCGATAACATTTCTAATATAAGTTGTATAGGACTCTGTTTTTGTAGTTGGAAATCTAGGAATTCCAGCTTCAGTTAATTCGAAAAATTTAACATACAACTTTTTTCCAATAAAATCTGATGCTTTAGAATAAAGTTCTCCACGTTCTTCTCTTGTTCCTTTTGGTCGAACATTAAAAATCAAAGAATTTTTCGTTTTACAAATCCAAACTATCAAGTTATTATTATTATTGTCTTTTTCAAAGGTAAAATCAACAATTTCAAATTCGTCATCTATAAAATCTTTATATTTCAAAAGATCACTTGATCGTGCTTTACATCTATACATTCCATCTTTATTACGAACGATACTTCCTTCATAATTATTTTTAACAAATTCTACATGTTCAATCTTGAGTTCACTTTCTGAATGTATCATTTTGGTATTGACTAATTTGATTTTTATGAAATTATTTTTTGAAAAAAAGTCTAATAGAAAATTGTATCTTTGTTCGTATGTTTTTTCAGAATCAATGATATCATATACATGATATTCTATTTCATTTAATTTTTGAATATCGTCATTTGATAATTTTTTCTTTCTTAGCATTCCGAGATGTTCAAAGACACCATTATGAATATATAATTCACCATCTAATATGATATTTTCTGTAATATTAACTAATTCTTTATATAAATCTGTTTTACGAACAATATCAAATTCCTTTCCTTGTCTAGAATTACAATATTTTGTTTTACTATTATAACATGCACGGTATCCATCAAGTTTGGGCTGAATATAAGCTGGATAAACTAATTTTTGTTTATGTTTATTAAAATCATTTGCAAGCATAGGAAAAGTAACAATATTAGTTACAATATTACTTACAGTATCAGATACATTAACAATTATGTCGTTAGTTACACCATTTTTTGTAGTATCAGTTAAAGCATGGTATCCTGATTCGGATTTTTTCTTCCATTTTGATTGTGCTTCCAAGATAGCTTGTTGATAATGGGAGGTTTCATTTTTTTTACCAATATTTTTACCAACGTCTATTCTTTGTAAATTTTGTGTCATTTTTCCATTTTGATAACCAAATAATACTTCAATTAAAGAATGATCTTCTTTTTTTATTACTTTTATATTCCATTCCTTTACTTTTCCATTAACATCTTTACCATATAAAGTATCAAAATTTTTATCAGACGTTTTATCAGACGTTTTATTAGACATTTTATCAGACATTTTATGACGTTTTTATAATTATTGTATTTTTTGTTTAAATTTCAATTTTTACAACGATAATTAATAAAATTTTATTTATTTATATTATACAAACACGCATACATGTCTTTATTTCAAAAATTATTATCAAATAAACGTCCATTAGGAGTTTACTATCAATCTTGGTCTTGTCCATGGTCTGGATCTAGCGATAACTTGGATTTAGTAAAAGTTCCTTCACCGATCAATGTTATTTTCTTATCTTTTGCTAAGCCAAATTCTTCTTATGTAAAAGGTTCTATGACTTTTAGTGGTACCGGTTTAGATTTTTCATCAGAATTTTCTGTAGTAAAGGATGCTATTCAACTTTTACGTAAAAGAAATGTTGTCGTGATGTTAAGTGTAGGTGGTGCAACATATCCATTTGATGGTTTTAATGCTAGATCTGTTGTAGATTTTGCAAATGATTTAGGAGTAGATGGTATAGATATAGATTGGGAACCTCATGGTGGAAATTCAGAGGCGCATCTTTTAGGTCCAATTATAAATGGAGTAAGAAGTATATATCCTAATGGTTTAGTTTCAATTGCTGCATTTTCAATAGGAGCATATGGAGCTGGGGAATTTTCTAATTCTACTCCAGCTGGACAGAATACAGGAATGTGTATTCCTGGATTAAAATCAAATGGTCATCAATTAGATTTCATTTGTTTAATGAGTTATGATGCAAGTAATGTATATGATCCAATTACTGCATTTAAGGCATATAGAAGTTATTATAATGGACCTATTTTAATTGGTGCAGAAGTACCACCTGAAGCTTGGGGAGGACATGTATTAACAATCCCTGAAGTAGAACAATATGCTAAATGTGCTGTTAGCGATGTAAACAAATCAAATGGATTATTTGTTTGGAGTTATCAAAAGGGTGGAGAACCAAGTTCAATGTCAATTATTAATACAGCTTCTAAAATTTTTAATGCTTCTGCTCCAGCTCCACCTAAACCTACTCCAGCTCCACCTAAACCAACACCTACTCCAGCTCCACCTAAACCAACACCACCTAAACCTACTCCAGCTCCACCTAAACCTACTCCACCTAAACCTACTCCAGCTCCACCTAAACCTACTCCACCTAAACCTACTCCACCTAAACCTGCATTTCCAAAATGGGCACAAAACACACCATATTCAATTGGTAAAATTGTTACATATGCTGGTGCAAAGTATGCATGTATTCAAAGTCATACTTCTATAGTAACATGGGAACCATCTATTTATACACAAGCACTTTGGAAAAAGGTATATTAAGTAAATCTTTTACAATTTAAAACAGTAGTTCTAGGAACAAACATTTCAAAAAGTGATTTTGTTAATCTATCTTTTGATGTAATATTTATCGTATGGAATAATTTTTCAAAATCGTTAATTTTTTGAAAAGCTTCATCATCATTTTTCCAGTTGTATTTTTCATCTGCTTCTATTTCAATAAACCGTCCTAATTCATTTATATTTTCATCATAAACAATATAATAAGAAACTATTATTTTATCAAATGTATAAATAAAACAAGTTTTATAAATTTGGAAACGATAAAAGTAACCTACCATTTCTAAAAATATTTTTATCTTGATTTTATCAAGTTCTTTTATATTTAGATTTATTTCAATACGATTTTGGTTATTTAGATCTGAAGTTTTTTTCTTTAATGTCAACATTAAAAATAAATACTATGAGCAAAGTTGCAACTAAAACTACCAAAACTACTACTAAAAAAACTTCAAAATCTGTTACACAAGCTATCGAACCAGAAGTTTTAGTATCTGCACCTGAACCAGTTGTCGAGGCAGTTGTTGAGGCAGTTGTTGAACCAGTCGTTGAACCAGTCGTTGAACCAGTTGTTGAACAAACTATTACCGAATCTCTAAAGCAACGTTTTGAGAAATTAATTAAATCTAAACAAGATCTTATGAATGAATTGAAACGTGAGATTCAAGAATTGCGAAAAATGCAACGAGACCATGAAAATGCAGTTAAGGAGGCATCTAAAAAGTCAAAAAGAAAAAAGACTCCACGAGATGATTCTAATCCAAGAAAGCCATCTGGTTTTGCATCACCTGTTATGGTATCCGATGACCTTTATGCTTTTTTAGCTCAATTTGGAGTAAAGAGTTCTGACCCAATTGCTAGAACCGATGTTACTAGACATATTACTTCTTACATTAAGGAACACGATCTTCAAAATCCAGAACATAGACGTGAAATCGTACCAGATGCAGCTCTTAAAAAACTTTTCGGACCAGCAATGGAACCAAAAGACCCAAATGATGCAAATTCTCCATTGGTTTACACCTATCTTAAACTTCAAAGATATCTCTCAGCCCATTTTCCTAAGAAAGCATCTGCTTAAATGGACGTATTTATATAATAAATTAAAATTAAAAAATTTTAATTTTAGTTTTTTGAATTATATTTAGTTTTTTGAATTATATTTAGTTTTTTGAATTATATTTAGTTTTTTGAATTATATTTAGTTTTTTGAATTATATTTAGTTTTTTGAATTATATTTTAGTTAAAGAGTGGAAGAAGTTGTGTAAGCTCTAAATTTAAAAATACAAGCTTGCCATCCATCGTGATTTGGACTTGTATATTTAAGTTGTCCATTCTCGTCAATGCTAAACACAATTCCTGTATTATCACCAATAAATGTAGAATTAATTAACCATTGACTCTCATACATGTTTAACTCTTTTTTGATACCTCGAATATCAAAGCTTGCATAAAAGTTTTCATTTATTGTATTGATACCAACAGATACAACTGCATTAAATGATGCAACTGAATAAGTGTCAAATGCAAAGTTTGTAATATCTGCAGGAACTGTTTGGTTATTTGATCCAGAAAACGCGCGTTCCTTGGAAATATCACCCAAACTTGGTGTAATATCAATTGTATTTACAATAATTGATCCAGAAGTAATAGTAGTAGCAACAATGTTAGAAACTGTTGCAAGGGGAGCATATAAAGATCCAGCAGAGATTTCTGATGTAGCAAGAATTGTACCTACAGTCATACCAGTAGCATCAATCGATCCAGAGCTTACGGCAATTGCAACAATGTTAGAAACTGTTGCAAGGGGAGCATATAAAGATCCGGTACTTATAGATGATGTAGCAAGAATTGTACCTACAGTCATACCAGTAGCGTCAATCGATCCAGAGCTTACGGCAGTTGCAACAACATTAGAAATAGTTGCAAGTGGAGCATAAACTGATCCAGCTGAGATTTGTGAAGTAGCAAGGATGGTAGCAACAGTCATACCAGTAGCATCAATTGATCCAGTGCTGGTTGCAGTTGCTACAAGGTTACTAATAGTTGCGAGTGGAGCGTAAAGATTAGCTGCAGTGAGACTTGTATTAACAACGATATTAGCTGTTGTAATATTTGTTGCTACAAAATCATTGACGGCAAACGATCCAGCAGTCATAGTTGTAGCAACCAAGTTTGTAATAGTGGAGTTGGTCGAATATAAAGCTCCAGAACTTACAGATGAAGTAGCAAGAACAGTTTCTACAGTCATTCCGGTAGCATTAATTGATCCAGAGCTTACAGCAGTTGCAACAACGTTAGAAATAGTTGCAAGTGGAGCATATAAGGACCCAGTTGAAATTTGTAAAGTAGCAAGGATAGTAGCAACAGTCATACCAGTAGCATCAATTGACCCACTGCTTACAGCAGTTGCTACAACGTTAGAGATAGTTGCAAGTGGAGCATACAAAGATCCAGCACTTATAGATGAAGTAGCAAGAATTGTAGAAACAGTCATACCAGTAGCATTAATTGATCCAGTGCTTGTAGCAGTAGCGACAATATTAGAAATAGTTGCAAGTGGGGCATAAACATTAGCAGTTGTGAGACTAGTATTAACGGAAAGAGTTGCAGTAGTAATATTTTGTGTAAATAATGTTCCTGTAGTTAAATTGTTACTAACTCTAGCATCACCATTAACATCTAAAAGATATTCTGGGCTTCCAGTATTAATACCAACATTTCCTCCAGTTGTAAAAACATTTCCTATAGTATTACTGTTTCCAGTAGCTGCTAAATGAGATGTTATTCTTGCAATTCCAGCAGTAATATTAGTATCTACCATATTTGTAGTAGTAATATTTACAGATGTTAAAGTACCAGCAACAAACAAATCACCTGAAAGATACATATTTCCACCAGTCATAGTTTGTGCAGCTAATAATGAAGAACTAACTGTTCCAAATGATGCAATTGTAGAATGTAGGGTAGCTGTTGTAATACCAGTTGATATATATAAAGTTCCTGAACTAATAGAGTTAGATAATAAATTACTAATAGTCGATAATCCAATTGCCAAATATGCCGATGATATATTTGTAGATAACAAATTTGTTGTAGTAATAGATTCACTGTTTACAAATTGTGCATAAAAAGATCCTGCAGTAAGTGATCCTGAAATAAGTGTATTACCACTAACATTTAAATTATTACCAATACCAACACCACCTGAAACTACTAAAGCTCCATTATTGTAAGCACTACTTACTATACTGTTTGAAATATTTGTAAAACCTGAAAAATCTGTATTACCTAATACTGAAAAACCACCATGTAGTACAAGAGATCCACTCGATTGAGTTGCAGCAGTTGTATCTAAA